GCGAACAAGTTTATCCCGGAAGAGTATCTATTTGCCTCTGAGTGGCAACGCCGCGAGTTACTTCGCGGTCTGTTGGTTACTGACGGTAGTTGGAACGGCAAATCTCGGATATATGACTCTACCAGTTTGTGTCTTACACAAGGTATCTGTACACTTGTGCGCTCTCTTGGCGGAACAGCACGATACCGCAATCGAAAAGATGGGGCCTACCGCGTTAGTATTCTACTACCAGAGCTTCCTACTGGCGCGGGCAAACGTTACATTACTGGCATTGTTCCGGCGTCCGCGGAAGAAACTCTTTGCATAAAAGTTGCGGCAGCCGACGGTTTGTATGTCACTGAAAACTACATCGTAACGCACAACACTACCGGCGGCGCTATCAGCAACCACTACTTCGACGGTTTCAGCCCCGACATTCAGATGTCGATGTACACTTTCGCCGGTAAGGCCGTCTACAACATCCCCGTCAGGGGCGTGATCATCGACGCGGCGCAGATCATGGTCGGTTTCACCCGCTACGAGCGCGGTTTCACCTTCCGCACGGAGAGCCAACTCCACGAGTGGTACGATGACATGATGAGGCTCATCGAACGCGCTCGCAAGGCCACGCACGAGAACCACTTCCCCATGACTCGCGCTTCCTGCGGCAACTACGGCGGCTGCGAGTTCCGCAGCATCTGTTCCCGATCCCCCGAGGTCCGTCAGAATTTCCTCGCCGCTTCGTTCAAACAGGGTCCGACGTGGGACCCGCTCACTCGGAGATAACATGGCCAAGCTTTCCAACATCAAGACCGACACGCCGATCAAGCTGCTCTACATCGGCGACAGCGGTTCCGGCAAGACCGGCAGCCTCGTCTCCCTCGTAGCGGCGGGCTACAAAATTCGTATGCTCGACTACGACTCGGGCATCGACAGCCTTCGCACCTTCGCGCACCACCAGTGCCCGGAGAAGCTGGATAACATCGACGTGATCCAGCTCCGTGACAAGATCAAGGTCCAGCCGACGGCCGTGTACAACGGGCAGGCTGGTCCCGTGGTCCCGCCTGGACAGGCCAAGGCGTTCACCGACGGCCTCAAATTCCTCGACAAGTGGGACGACGACAGTGTGCCGGCGGACTGGGGCACTGATACCATCTTCGTCCTCGACAGCCTGTCCGCCTTCGGCCGCGCTGCATTTGCATGGGCGCAGGGCATGAACCCTTCAGCAAAGGACCCTCGGCAGTGGTTCGGCCAGGCGCAGAAGGGCATCGAGGACACCATCGCCCTTCTCACCTCCCCCGCCTTCAACACCAACGTCATCGTTATCTCCCACGTCAACTACAAGGAGGTAACTGACGGCCTGACCAAGGGCTATCCAAACGCCATCGGCGTCGCCCTCGGTCCAATCATCGCGCGGTACTTCAACACGCTCGTCCTCGCCGAGTCCACCGGCGCAGGCAAGCTCACGCGCAGGAAAATCAAGACCGTCCCCACGGGAATCATCGACCTCAAGTCACCGATCCCATTCACGTTGGAGGCGGAATTGCCACTGGAAACAGGTATGGCCACCCTGTTCCAGCAACTCAAGGCCGCAATGTAAGGAACCTCTATCATGGCACTTAATTTCCGTGACATCGCCAATAAGAAGCTCGAAGAAGTCGAACGTCCGAAGAACCCTCCCGTCGGCAACTACCTCTGGAAGATTTCGAAAATTCCCACTATCGAAACGCTCAAGGGCGATGAGTGGGACGTCGTGGATGTTCCGCTCCAGTGCATCGCGCCGTCCGAGGACGTCGATCCGGACTCGCTCGCGGCCTACGGTCCCCTGACTAAGCTCATGCTCCGCAAGCGGTTCATGTTCAATAAGATGGACCAGACTGCTTTCGATCGCACGATGTTCGAGCTGCGCCGCTTCCTCGAGGACCATGTGAAGTGCGCGACGTCGGACATGGGCATGATGGAGGCCCTCAACGCCTCCGTCGGCCATCAGGTCATGGCGGAGATCACCTGGCGCGCGGACAAGACCGATCCCGAGATCATGCACGCCAATGTTGGCCGGACCGCTCCGGTCCTCTAACGGCAACTTCGGAGGGGGCTTCGGCCCTCTCCCCCTTTTTCGGAGAACCCCAATGAACAACTACATGCTCTGGAACGGCCAGCTTGGTGGGTGGCTTTCCATCGCCGGCAACTACTCAACCGAGCTTTCCGACGCCCTCGTCGTGGGAGCGGAAGAGGCCATCACTCGCTGTCGCCGTGGCTATCGCCGACAGGACGGGCAGTTCCACCTCGTGCCTGTACCGGTACACATGATTAACGAGGTGACGAAATGACCTCCGGCCAATTCACCAGCTTTCCAGTCGACAAAATCTGGGTCGATCGGGACACTCGCCAGCGAAAGGAGCTGGTGAAAATTCCCGAGCTTGCCCGCTCCATCGCCGACAACGGGCTGATCCATCCGCCCGTTATTCAGCGGGACGGCAAGCTTATCGTCGGCGAGCGCCGTTGGACAGCCGTCAAATCCCTGGGCTGGACGCACATCCCCGTCCAGTTCGTGGACGAACTCAACGAAGTCGAACTTCACGCGATTGAGTACGAAGAAAATGTCGGGCGCGTCGACTTGCCGTGGCAGGAACAGTGTCTCGCCGTCGAGCGCTATCACCAGCTTCGCGCACAACAGAGCCCGACCTGGACCGCCGAGGACACCGCCACGGCCCTCGGCATGTCGAACAGCGTCGTATCCGAGTACCGCGCCGTGGCGCAGGAAATTGACCGCGGCAATGCTCGCGTGGCGGAGGCGCCGAAGCTTTCCACCGCCCGCGAAATCGTCCGCCGCGACACAGCCCGAAAGAAAGCATCGGCCATTGCCGAGGTTGTGTCCACTATTCTGCCGAAAGCAGAAGAGCGCCGCGTACCGCTCATCAACGAAAACTTCCACGAGTGGGCAGCGGCGTATACCGGAACGCCCTTCAATTTCATCCACTGCGACTTTCCCTACGGCATCGGAATGCACAAGTCCGATCTAGTCGCCGGCGCCATCTACGGCACCTACACCGACAGCCCGGACGTCTATTGGCAGCTCCTCAAAACCCTCGGCGACTCCATGAGCAACGTCGTGGCCGAGTCCGCCCACCTGATGTTCTGGTTCTCCATGGACTACTACACCGAGACCAAGAGCCTGCTTTCCCAGATGGGCTGGAAGGTAAACCCATTCCCGCTCATTTGGGTCAAGTCGGACAACACCGGCATTCTCCCCGACGCCTCTCGACAGCCTCGCCGCACCTACGAAACCGCCTTCATCGCATCACGCGGCGACAGGCTTCTTGCAACTGCGGTCTCCAACGCCTACTCTCACCCAGGCCGTGAGAAGAGCATTCACATGAGTGAGAAGCCGGTGCCAATGCTCCGCCACTTCTTCCGTATGTTCGTCGACACATACAGCCGTGTCCTCGATCCGACGTGCGGCAGCGGCAATGCGCTGAAAGCGGCCCAAGCGCTCGAAGCCCCGACCGTACTCGGCATCGAGCAGAACGAAGAGTTTTTCAACCGAGCCAAGGAGGCTTACTATGACGACGACGCAGACCTATAACGAACTTGCGGCCGAGACTTTCAAGCGGGTGCTCGACTTGAGCAAGATGAAGGGCGAAGAGTACGCCGGTGAGGTCGATCGGCTGAACAACTTCCGACGCAATGCCGCTATGTGGGGCGTCGAACTCGAACAGTGCTGGGGCGTCTACGCTGGTAAGCACTGGGACGCACTGGCCCAGTACATCCGCGATACGGCGGACGGCAAAGAGCGTACCCGGTCCGAGCCTCTCGAGTCCCGCGTCGATGACCTGATCGTCTATCTGCTTCTGTTCAAGTGCATGTTGCGCGAACGGCAGCCGCAATTCGGCGGCTTCGCCATGCCACGCGCCGAAGTCAAGTCTGAAGAATGACCAAGATGCTGCTCCTCGGCGAGGCCTGGGGACGGGATGAAGAGTTGGAGGGCCGACCATTCGTCGGCTCTTCCGGCTTCGTTCTTAACGGAATGCTCCGCGAGATTGGCATTGTCCGCGATGAGTGCTACGTCACGACCGTTTTCAACCTTCGTCCTGAGCCGTCCAATGACGTGGTGAATCTGTGCGGCCCAAAGGCTGAGGGCATTCCCGGCTACCCCGCTCTCGTCAATGGCAAGTACGTTCGAGCCCAGTACGCCCCGGAACTTGCCCGTCTGTTCCGCGAGATCGACCACGTTCAGCCCAACGTCATCGTGGCGCTCGGCGCTAC